AGAAACCTAAAGCAAGAAGTTGGATAACAGCTTAGAAAGAATTTATTATGACAACAAAATTAGAAGAACAAATATTTAATCACTTAAAACAACAAGGTAGAAGAAATGAAATTTTCTCTGGCAATAGAGCAATTGAACCTCATGGTATGCCTATTGCTCCACCTGAAGCAACTATCGATTCTACATCTTTAAATGAAGAATCTCCTTATAGTATAGAAAGAGGAGATTTCAGTGCCAGACCTTCTTCTAGTATAACAAAAGATATGCCCTTGGTAGAAAGAGAAATGTCATATGATGCTAAACAATTATTAGACCAAGTATTAGCGCAGAAGGATTTTATTCAAAATGATGACCTTGTAACCGTTGGAGATTTAGGTAGATTTATATTTGGAATGCCTCAAGGATTGCCTGAAGAGGGATTAACAAAATCTCAAAAATGGTTAATGAATAGATTGAATGATATAGGAGATATTCCTGCGTCAAACGCAACAGCAATAAAACGTTTAGCAGAATTTTTAAGCCCTTTCACTAATGAACTAATTAATAGAACAGGAAAATTATCTGAAAAATTAGGAGAAGTTCCTGGAGCAATTCAGAATATTCCTGCTGGTATATTAAAGATAATTGATGAATCTTTAGAAAGTGGAACATTAGAACCTATTGGAGATAAATGGAAAAGGGAAGAAGTAATCCGATCATTTAAAGCAAAACCTAAAACTTGGATATAATTTTATGGCAAAATTCGGAAAAAGATCAAAAGAAAGGTTAGCAACTTGCGATGAAAGATTGCAGAAAGTTTTTAATGAAGTAATTAAGTATGTTGATTGCAGTGTTCTTGAAGGGCATAGATCAGCAGAGAGGCAAGACAAACTATATGAAGAGGGAAAAACTAAAGTACGTTACCCAAAAGGTAGGCATAATGCTAGCCCTTCTCTCGCTGTTGATGTCGCTCCTTACCCTATTGACTGGGATGACAGAGAACGTTTCCACCTTTTTGCTGGGTTTGTCCTTGGGATGGCTCGTAGGATGGGTATTACTCTTCGCTGGGGAGGAGATTGGAATATGAATTTTGAAGTAGATGATAATAAATTTGATGATTTTCCACATTTTGAGATAAGAGAATGAGCACAGATAGTACTGGAATACAAACATTTAAAGTTAAAGGAAAAGAATATACTTACGATCCAAGTAAGAAATTTGATTTAAATAATATGGATGAAAAGATGGTAAGATATTATTTAAGAGAACCTAAGAAAAAGAATTATATAACACAGCATGGAGCGAAATTAAGAGAATCAAAGGATGAATTAATGCCTTATGTTTTTAAAGGACATGAAATAGAGTATTTAAAAGCAATTAAAGCATTAGACTTAATTGATGAATATAATAACATAGCTTGGAGTGAAGGATTTACAGATGCTGAAATAACATTGCCTAGTAGATATTCTGAAGAGCAAACTGATACATTGTCAGCTTATACTTATATTGATAATTTAATAAAGGATAATGAACTTACTTTATATCAAACTCAAGGTATATCAGGACCAACTCATCCTGCTGCTGGATTAGCTTCTCATCATATACCAAAATATGAAGGTCACGAAGGTCCAGATACTGCATTTGTAGTAAATCGAAATGATCCTTATGCTCGTTTAAAAACCGTATTACATGAAATAGGGCATTTACAAGATACAAAAATTTCTGGAGTTAAAGGAGTTCCGCATACTACAAAACATTTACATGGTGGAGGTTCTATAGATAATCGCCATGCATGGGATATACATTTAGATCATTTATTAAAAGATTATAAACCTAAAATTTATTTAGAAGACAAGAAGGAGAAATAGTGGCTAGAAAAAAGAAATCAGATGAAGTAAGGCAGCTATATAATTTAGCAAATAGCTGGACTAGAAAGCAATGGGAGTTAGTTAATCAAAAGGGTTATGAATTTGCACATGATGAACAATTAAGCCAAGCTGAAAAAACATCTCTTGAAGAACAAGGTATGCCTACATTTACGATTAATAGAATACTCCCTGTTGTAGAAATGTTAAACTTTTATGCTACTGCTAAAAATCCAAGATGGCAAGCTGTAGGAGCAGAAGGAAGTGATACAGATGTAGCTTCTGTAATTTCAGATTTAACTGATTATATATGGGATAGATCAAATGGATCTACTTTATATAATAATACTATAAATGATTCTGTTACTAAAGGTATAGGATATATGTTAGTTTCAGTTGATCAAGATGCAGATAACGGTATGGGAGAAGTTGTAATACAACAACCAGAACCTTTTGATATTTATGTAGACCCTAAATCTAGAGATATGCTTTTTAAAGATGCTGCATTTATTATAGTTAGAAAAGTATTGCCTAAAAATCATTTAATGAAATTATTTCCTGAATATAAAAGAAAAATATCACAAGCTAGTAGTGATGAGCAAATTCAAAGAAGTTATTCTGAAAGAGCTATGGGAGATACTGAACAAGCTTTATTTACATATAACGATCATACAGAACAAAGCTCTATGGGTATTACTCCTAAAGGTGAAATGGATATGCTATGTGAATTTTTTGAAGTTTATGAAAAGATAAAAGTTTCATATATTAATTTATTTTATAGAGTTCCGCCTAATAAAGAACAATTAAAAGCTATTAAGCAACAATGCAATGTAATGCTAAAAGAGATGGAAGCAGAACTATCTGTAAAATTAATGGAGCAAGATCAAGAAATGCAACAAGCTGTTCAAGCTGGAAAAATGCTTCCTGAAAGATATCAATTAGAATTAGAAAAAGCTCAAAAAATGATGCAACAACAACTGCAAGCTTATGAACAAGAATGTATGAGCCAATTACAAGCTGAAGCTTCTAAAATTGAAAATCAAATTATTACAGAAAAAGAATTTAATGTTATACAAAAAAATCCAACTATAGCTAAAAATATTGTTGATAAAATACAATTTTATGATACAAGAGTTAGGCAGACTTGTTGTGTTGGAGATAAAGTATTATATGCAAAAGTTTTACCTAATACAGTTACAGAGTATCCTGTAATTCCATTTCATTTTAAATGGACAGGTACACCATATCCTATTAGTGCTGTTGCCCCATTAATCGGTAAGCAACAAGAAATAAATAAAGCACATCAAATAATGGTTCATAATGCATCTTTAGGAAGTAGTTTAAGATGGATGTATGAAGAAGGATCTATTGATGCAGAGTTGTGGGAAAAATATTCAGCTAGCCCAGGAGCATTGTTACCTATTAGACCTGGAGTAGAAAGACCTACTCCTGTTGTGCCAGCTCCATTAGCTAATGCTTTCTTTCAAATAGTGCAGGAAGCAAAAGGTGATATGGAATATTTAGCAGGTATTTATTCATCAATGATGGGAGACTCAGGAGGAGCTTCTGAAACTTATAGAGGTATGTTAGCTTTAGATGAATATGGTACAAGAAGAATTAAACAATGGATGAGTACATCGATAGAACCTGCTTTAAAACAATTAGGTCAAACAATTGTACAATTTGCACAATCAACATATTCAGCAAATAAAAGATTTAGAATTATACAACCTAGTGCTATACAAGAAGGCAAAACTCAAGAAATTAATATACCTATATATAATGATATGGGAGAAGCTATAGGTAAATCAATGGATATATCTGCACATAAATTTGATATAAGGATTGTATCTGGCTCTACGCTACCTGTAAATAGATGGGCATATTTAGAAGAGTTGAAACAATTAATGCAACTAGGTGTAGTAGATGATATAGCGGTTCTTGCAGAAACAGATATTAAAAATAAAGAGAAAATAGTACAGCGAAAATCATTCTATGCGCAATTACAAGGTCAACTTAGTCAACTTCAAGAAGCTCTTAAAGATAAAGAGGGTACTATTGAAACTCTTGAAAGACAACTTGTACAAGCAGGTATTAAACAAAAAGTTATGCAAGCTGATGTTGAGATTAATAAAAAGAAAGAAGAAGTTAAATCCAATATGAATAAACAATTTGTTCAAACCGAAGGTGAGCAGAAATTATTAAGAGGAGCAATGGCTAATAATGCAAACTTAAATCAAGCAAGAGCTGGAGATATTTTGCAAAATTATAAAAAAGATTTGGAAATGAATAAAAAGTCGGAGTAGTTTACGACCAAAGATTTATTAAAAAAAGGAGGTTCTATGAACCAAGAAGAAAATAACCAAGGTAACCCTGAAATAGGAATGTCTGCAGATTCTCTTGAAGAAGCAGAAGCAGTTCAAACTTCAGGCTCTGAGGAATTCTTCAATGCACTTGACCAACAAGTAAATGGTCAGATAATCGAAGACCCTGAGGCAACCCAAAGTCAAGAAAGTAGCCCCGAACAGGTAACCTACGCTAATAATGACACTGGCTCCAACACATCGGGTGAGCAGTCCCAAAACGGTACGGACTGGCAAAAACGCTATACTGATAGCAGTAGAGAGGCCGTTAGGTGGAGAGACAAGTACAAACAAGTTGAGCAGTTTGTTCCTGTTCTTGAAGCAATGAAAAAAGATAGTGGACTTGTAGATCATGTTCGTAATTATTTGGTAGAAGGCGGTAAACCAGCAAAATCTATTCAAGATGAATTGAAACTTGATGAAGACTTTGTTTTTGATCAGCATGAAGCAATGACTAATCCAGACTCTGATAGTGCAAAGCTTATGAATGCACATGTTGATAGTTTGGTGCAGCAAAGAGTTACTCAAGTTGCTGAAGCTGAAAAACAAAGAGCTATTCAATATCAACAAACTCAGAATAAATTAACTGAAATGAAAGCCTTTAAAGAGAAGATGAAAATGAATGATGAAGAATTTAAATCTTTTCAAGAAGCAGCAAATAATCATCGATTAACAATGGATGATATTTATCATATCCTTAATAGAGATAAAGCAGCATCTAATGTAGCTTCGTCTACTAAAAAGGAAATGCTTGATCAAATGAAAAACGTCAGAAACATGCCTACATCCGCATCTGGAGCGAATAGTCAAGGAGGAAAAGAAGAGAACCCTGATAGGGATGTCTTTAATTCTATCCTTGGATTCGACAGTGGAACAGATAACCTGTTTGGATAGGCTAATATAATTTTTAAAATTAAGTCTGTCTAAACTTATTAACTAAGGAGATAGACGAATGTCTGATATATTGAACGTAACTGGTAGTAATTATACCAGTGGATCGATAGAGAGAGGCCAATCGTCAGTACAGCTAAATACTGGTGCCCTTCGTAGAAAATATAATTTCGGCGATATGGTATCTGAATTAGCTTTGGCGCAAGACCCTTTCTTCCGATTCGTAAGCATGGTAGGCAAAAAGCCTACAGATGATCCTTCTTTCAAATTTACTGAAAAAAGATCATCATATACTAAAAGATACGCATATCTAGCTGATTATGATACAGGTGGAGCAGCAGTTCCAGCAACTGATGTTACGCAAGCTACACCTAATCCATCAGCAGGTGATGTATATTCTTTTGGTTTTTTTACTGACTATAATAGCAATGGAAATAATTCCAATATTTATGGTCAAACACATATATACCAAGAAGGTGTTGAAGGTACACAACCTCAATTCTTTATTCCTGGTCAAATCATAAAGATACCTGTAGGAGCTACAAATACATTGAATAATCTTTCATCAGAGTTAACTGATTATACTCTATGGAAAGTTAATTCAGTTGATCTTGATACTCAAGGTGTAAATTCTACATCTAGCGCAACAGTTAATAAAGCTATTGTTAATGCTACATGTTTAAAAGCACCTGCTACATGTAACTTTATGCAAGCAACAACTACAGGTGGTACAGCAATTGATGGAGCAGCTAACTTAGGTTATGAATCTACACCATCTGGTTTAATGGCAAGTCAAGAAATTCTTGAAGCTTTTAAATGTTATGTAGTTGGTACTGCATTTGGTGCTGGAACTGGGTATCCTGAAACATGGCAAGATCAACCTTACTCAACAGGTCATGGTCAAACTCAAATCTGGAAAACATCATGCGTGATGAATAATACAGATAGAGCTACTCAATTAAAATATGAGGGCAATGAGTGGGCAAGAATCTGGAAAGAAAAGTTGATTGAACATAAATGGGATATCGAAAATTCATTACTATTTGGAAATCAAAGTTCAACTTACGGTACTACTGAAGGTGCTGTGAACTATATTTCTACATATGGTAATGCTTTCAGTTTAGATCTTACAACTAAAACTCAAGATGCTTTTTTAGATGACATGTCTGCTTTATTAGATCCTAGATACAATAATGCTGGTTCAACTGTATTCTTCTGTTCAACAGCAGTTTACAATTGGCTACATAAATTATCTGGATACTTTTCTAATAATGTTGGCGTAGTTCAGCCTGGTTCAGGAAATACTATTGGACATGGTGGAATAGGTACAGTTGGCAATTCTAAAGGCCAAGCTAATTTTGCTATGACTGGTAAGAAAAAAGTATTTGGTATTGATATTACAACAATAAATACTATTTACGGCGATATGAATGTTGCAAGAAATGTTCATTTAGACGGTACTAGTATTAAAATGATGGGTATCAATATGAAGTATTGTGCTTATAGACCATTAGTTGGTAATGGTATTAATAGAGACACAGGAATCTACGTGGGAGTTCAAACTTTAGAGAACTCAGGAGTCGACCGAAGAGTAGATCAAATTTTAACAGAAGCTGGCATGGAATGGTGTTGTCCTGAGACACACGCCATCTGGTCATAAGGAGAATATATAAATGGCTATACCACAATATAATCAAAATGGTGCAGGTAAAAACCTGGATCAATTAGCTCCTTCTGGAGTTAGATGTCGACAAGCTTCTAGCTT